CGACTCTTCGGCCCAGCCAACTAGCTAGGCGTCTGCAGGCTCAAACAGGTCTGACAGCTCGATGTCGGACTCGTCGTACTCAACCTCGCCCACGATCACAGACTGAGGATCGATAGACAGCGTCTCCAAGAGGTCACCAAAGACCTCCTGGGCGTCTGAGCCAACTCCCTCTATACGGACGATGAACGTGTACTTCCGGTGGCTAGAAAGGAATCTCATCCCCTGGAACGTCGACATCGCCACCAACCTCTTTGCTACCAACACCGGAGACTGACGTTGCGGTGACCTCTGTCACCCACTTTGTCTCTCCGTTCTGCTCGTACTTTCTCCTGCCAACCCTACCCTCAACGCAGACGATATCGCCCTCAGAAATTCCACCCAGAGAACTCGCAGCGTTGCCCCAAGCGGTGGCGCTGATCGAGTCCTTGTAGGTGTTGCCGTTCCAGTCTCTCTGAGTCTCAATAGCCAGCCAAGCCTTCTGCTTGCCGTTGACATCCTCGACCTTCGGACCGCGAACCACGCGACCAATCAGAATCAGCTTATTCATACTCGGAAAATCCATCACAAAGCTCCCATAATCTTTACTACCTCATCGCCGTCCATCTCCACCCATCTGTGAGACAGCACGGCGGCAAGCCTGTTCTTATCTCTGTCCTCGGCCGAGTAAGGAAGCCTGACGTACCCGCGATGGCCCGCTGCAAGCTCATGAAGCTCCACCGGATCCAACTCAAGAACCTCTGCAACCTTCTCAAGCTTCTCTCTGGTGAACGGAGCCCGAAGGCCACGCTCAACGTCAGACACGTAAACCTTGGTAACCCCAAGGGCTTTGGCAATCGCGGACAGGGACAAACCCCTGGCCTCTCTGCCGCTTCTAACCACTGTTCCAAAGCTCATAGTCATCTCCGTAAGCCTATCAGCTACCTGACTGATAGTCAAAGGGGCTATCTTGCAACCAACCGAAGGGTTCTGGGAGGTGCATCCTAAGCCTTCCGGTGGCTCCATTCCTCTGCTTCCCGATGACTATTCTGAAGTCGCTGAAGTCCTCTCCGGTGCGAACGTACGGTCTATCGAGGAAGAGGATAGCGTCGGCGTCCTGTTCAATCTGCCCAGAGCCTCTGAGGTCAGACATCATGGGCACTCCGTTCTGTCTGCCTTCGATGGCTCTGTTCATCTGCACCACGGCGATGATTGGGACGAGAAGCTCGTTGGACAGGGCCTTGAGCTGTCTGCTGGCTTTCCCAATTTCCTCGTGCTCAGACCTTCCGGCGCTCTCGATGAGCTGCAGGTAGTCGATGGCCACGATGTCGATGTCGTACTTTCCTACTGACGAGCGTATGTAGTCGATGATCCTGTCGAGCTTCCTGCTTCCGAAGTTGACGAGGATTGGCAGCTCCTTGAACTTCTTCTTTGCTGCGTCACCAAGCTCAGACATCTCACTGGCCTGCAGTGTCGAGTCCTTGCCGATGCCCATCTGGGCTGAGGAGATCCTCCTAGCCACAGACGGCTTGCTCATCTCCAGGGAGACGAACAGGCTTCTCGACCCGAAGCGCTGAGCCATCTGCTGCATGACGCTGAGTACGAAGTGACTCTTGCCGACAGAGGGCCTGGCAGCCACCACCACCATGTCTCCCTTCTGAACCTCCAGCACCCTGTCCAGCCCGACGTATCCCGTCCTGACCTGGCTGCTTGCCTTCTCTCCAGCAGCGACAGCGACGAGGTCATCAACCCCCTCGCTCATCAGGTTTCCGATCCACTCTTCGTCCTTGCTCATCTCGGGACAGGCCTCAACAACATCGGGCGACTCGTCTGGACGGGCCATCATCCAGTCACACCAGTCGCCAGAGAATCCGCTAGGCCAGACTACTCGAAGGGGTCGGTTTCCAAGGCACTGCAGTTCATCGACAAGTTTGTCGGCAGCCTTGGCCCCTGCATCGTCGGCATCGAATCCAACCACCAGCTCACACTCTGTGCCGGCCCTACGGATGAGCCTCTTGGCCCTGTCTTCGTTGAGCCAGCCAGTGCCGGGCACTCCGACAGCCGGAACCCCCATCTGCCCTAGAGCGATTGCATCCAGAGCCCCTTCGACCACGAAGACCCTGTCTCTGCCGATGGTGGCCGGGATGTTGTAGGGCATCGGAACCCCGCCCTTGAGGTGGATGTACTTCCTGTCCACCTTGTCTCCGCTGCGGCTGATCCTTCTGAACTGGATGTGGGCGACTCTTCCACTGTCTGTGATGTAGGGGATAGCGATGTGGTAGCTGAACCCGGCTGGGCAGTAGAGGGTGTCGGTCTTTCCCGAGCGGGCCGAGAGTCCGAGGTTCACACAGGTCTGAACATCTGTGGCCTGGATGGCAGCCCCCATAGCCATGGACGCAGACCTCTCGTCCAGCGATGCGAGTCTGTGCTTGGTCGCTGACTCAGAGAGGATACCCCTCTCCTTGAGCAGCCAGTTGAGTCCGAAGTCGTCCACCCCGTCCAGCGACTGCATGAAGGCTGTACATGCCAGGACTCTGGCCTTGGTGCTTACCTCTGGTTCGCTCTCCAGCTTTGGGTAGATCGAGCTTCCGTTGTGTACGGGCTTTCCTTCGACCCACTTCGCAGACTCCCCTACCGGGCAGCTTTTCACGAGACTGACTAGATCCAGCACATCCCCTCCAGCCCCACAGCTATGGCACTTGAATTTCTGTCTTCCCCCGACCTTGTAGAAGCTGATCGACGGCGTCCCCCTTCCCGGTCCCCGGCTGTGTTCAGGGCAGTAGGCGGTCTTGTTGTTCTTCCCCAGCGAGACTCCTAGAGCTTGAGCTATCTCGCGTATGTCAACAGCGTCAGCAATATCCCTCATCCCGGCAGCAGTCCTTCCAGCTGTCTCGCGTCCACGCTCAGCGTGTCCATCACCCACGACAAAACCCTCGTTGTCTCGGCCCGCGCCCCCATGTCTCTGAGCAGGAGAACTACCTTATCTGGATCGTGAACATCCTCGTTAGCTTTCAGTCTCCCGCGCAGGAAATCGACCAACGCATCGCGGTATGGGAGTCTCTCGTCCATGAGGTCTTGGCTACTCAGGATGTAGAGATCGTCCTTGAGGCTCCTCGTCAATCCCACGCCGCATGGGTGCTGGTGTTCCCACTCGACCCGGCCTTCGTTGATGAGCCTTCTGCGCTCGTTCCTACTGAGGTTCGACCAGTGGCCAGTACCCACGTCGATGTTCTGCTGTCTCCTGTTCGCCCATGCTCTTCGGAACCAGTTATCCAAGAACCTCTTGATGTTCTTCTTGGTCCTCTTGTCGTTGGCAGACTCCCAGGCTCTGGCGCTCCTGGCCTCCCCGACGAGGTCCATGTCTGGGTAGGCCTCACAGGCCTTCTCGATCCACTCATCGAGCTTCCCGAGCTTGCCGTTTTCCCAGGTCTCTGTGAGGTAGTCGAGCAGGTCCCCCTCGCGCGGGGACGCGCCTGGCCGTGCATTATGCGCGGGGCCGGGTACGTCCGCGTCATGTGCGGGGGCGTCATGTGCGGGGGCGTCCGTGCCCGCATTATGCGCGTCCGTCACGGGCGGGATCGGGCGTGCCCAGGATCTACGGCCCCTAAAGGGGCCTTGTTGTATCGCGTACACACGAGGGACGACGCAGACACCAGCACTGCAGACGACCAGCTCCGCACCAAGGAGACTCTGGACCCCCTTGGTGATAATCTCTGGTGGCATGCCGAGGGACCTACTCAGCCAGGCAGGGTCCAGCCAGCCCTCATCGAACTCCTCTCCCAGGTCACACAACCAAGGCCAGAGGGCTACCGCCTCCCAGCCACACGCAAACACCTTCGGCTCTACCAACATCGCTTGTCTCTCCTTCCGAGCACCAAGGTACGCCGGCAAGCTTACGGGGTCAAGCGGAGAGTGGAGGTTTCTTCCCAGGACCTCATCCAGGGCTCAGGGGGCCTGTGCGGCTCTCTGCGGGCTTAGGGTGGTGCCGCCCTTGTCCCGACACCCCCGGACCGCGCACAAGGGCGTGTACGCGACGAGAGGGCTCTGGTATGGTTGGCGTCCCGCTGGGATCTCATCCTTCCCCCGGCAGGGATCCCTAGGCCTGTCAGGAACCCCCCCTTCCTGGCAGGTCTACGCCCGCAACAGGTGTACGCACAACGCTCACAGGCTAACATCACATACTGATGTACAGTGTCTATGGGGGAACCCACGAGGATGGAACCGGAATATATATAGGGACTTAGCGAGGGGGTGGGGGGGTGGATCGGCCTCTCCTAATTGGGTCTGACTAAGGGTCTGTATAGGTATATATATAGGTATAGGTAACTACCTGTATTTACAGAGGAATCTGTATATCTATAGGTATCTAGGTAACTCAATTGGTTTACATAATGGTGGTTATGGGACTCTGGAAAGGTCCTAACCTGCTGTAAACAAAGGGATATGTACTGTATTGGGTATGTAAGTAGATAGAATGGGGAGCTACACCCACGAAACAGACTCCCCCAGCTGCCCCTATGTCGCAGATCCCGGATCCTGCAGTCCTGGCAAGCCACCCACGTCCAATCCTGAGCCCCTGAGGCGCTCCCTAAGCCATTTTCCAGGCTTCCAGGTGTCCTGGTAAGGG